ATAAAGGCGGCGCCACGAACAAACGGAAAACAGTCCTTTATCTGTCATTAGAAACCCTGCGGAAAGAACTGATTGAGCTGGAAAACCTGTTCGGCCTGACGCCAAGGGGGCTTAAAGCGATTCGGGCAAAGGGGCTGGAAAGGGAGAAGGGCAGCGCCTTGGATGCGGTGCTGACAAAGCTGGATGGGTAATTACAAAAATTACGATCTGGTAATGGCATATGCCAGGGATACGGTATCCGGGAAGAAGATTGCAAACCAGTACCGGATCAAGGCCTGCCAAAGATTCCTGGATGACCTGGATAATCCGGATTATGATTTCCAGCCCAAAGATGCGGAGTTTGTTATAGCGGTCATTGAAAATACCATCTGCCATCAGCAGGGAGAGAGACGGGATGGGACACCGCTTCGCGGGACCCCGTTCCTTTTGCTGCCCTTCCACAAATTTATTATTTATAACCTGTTGGGGTTTAAATTAAAAGGGACCAGCATTAACCGGTTCCACGAAGCGCTTATTTTTATCCCCCGAAAAAATGTTAAGACCAGCTTTGCGGCTGGTCTTTCCTATGCCCTGGGATTGCTTTACCGGAAATCCGGTTCCAAAATCTATGTTGTAGCAGCCGCCCTGAAGCAGACGTTGGAGACCTTTGATTTCCTGAAATATAATATCCGGAATATGCACGAGGACGATGAACACGGCGGGCATTTCCACATCATGGACAACAATAATGAGCATTCCATCACAGCGGAAAATATCGGCGGCGGGATGTTCAACCTGACTGCGCTGGCGGCAAACCCGGATGTCCAGGATTCCTTTAACTGCAACATTGCCATTGCGGATGAAATCCATGCCTTTAAAAAACCAAAGCAATACAACCTGTTTAAAGAAGCCATGAAGGCCTACACCAATAAGCTGATGATTGGCATATCCACTGCAGGAGACGATCCGATCAGCTTCCTCGCGCAGCGGGTGAATTACTGCAAAAAAGTCCTGGATAAGCAGATTGAGGACGAGCAATATTTTATTTTTATCTGTGAGGCGGATCCGGTGGTGGACGAGAATGGCAAGGAGCATATCGACTATCTGGATCCGGTTACCCATGAAAAGGCAAACCCGGCCTATGGGGAATCCATCCGGCCGGAGGATCTGATGAACGATGCTATGCAGGCGATGAACGATCCCCAGCAGCGGAAAGACTTTTTTGCGAAAGGGCTGAATGTATTCACTTCCCTGGTCAGCACCTATTTTGACATGCAGGACGTGGTATCTTCCGACAGCCAGCACCATTGGACATTGGAGGAGCTGGCAAAGCTGCCGATTAAGTGGTACGGCGGCGCAGACCTTTCCAAGATGGATGACCTGACAGGAGTGGCGCTCCATGGCCGGTATCAGGATGTGGATATCTGCATTTCCCATGGGTTTATTCCTGTTATGACAGCTCACGAGAAAGCGGACAAGGATAACATTCCTTTCTTCTGGTGGGAGGAACAGGGATGGCTGACCATGTGCAATCATGACATTATTCTTTATGATGATGTTGTGAAATGGTTTGCCAAAATGAAAAAAGCGGGATTTGCGATCCGTTGGGTAGGATATGACCGGCGCTACTCCCGGGAATTTATCCTGAAGATGAAGCGTGCCGGGTTTAAGATACGGGATCAGTCCCAGCGGTATGTGGAGAAGACGGAAGCCTTCCGGGAGATAGAGAAAAAGATTATCGCCCGGAAATATTATTATCTGGGCAATAAGGCGCATGAATATTGCATGGGAAACGTAAAGGCAATTGAGGATGCGGATGATTTTGTGCGGTTTGAAAAGGTGGAAAAGACCTATCGGATTGATCTGTTTGATGCGGATGTGATAGCAACCAAACAGATGCTGATTGATATTGAAAAAGCGCAAAAGGCTCAGGAATGGCTGGGGTGAGGAAGGAGAATTATGGGAAAAGAAAAAAAGAAAAGGGCGAAGGCCCGGTCGGAGCCGAAAGAGGCGGGACTGTCATTTTTATGTGGCACGGATGCCTACGAGGTGTTGTGCTGCAGTGGCTATGTTCGGCTGTCACAAAATCCAGAGATCATGTCAGCGGTGAATAAAATTGCAGATTTGGTTTCCAGCATGACGATTTATCTGATGTCAAATGCGGAAAACGGTGACGTCCGGATTAAAAACGAATTATCCAGGAAGGTTGATATTTACCCTAACCGGTATATGACCAGGAAGACATTTATTTCCTGCATTGTGCGGACCTTAATGCTGGAGGGGGATGGCAATGCATTCGTGTGCCCGGTGACACAGGACGGTTTTTTAAGTGATCTGGTTCCGTTGCGCCCCGGAGACTGCGGGCTGGTACCTGCTGGGAGCGGGTATGGATACCAGGTGTTAATCCGTGGGGTTGGATGCGACCCGTCCCAGATCCTGCATTTTGTGGTAAATCCGGATCCGGAATATCCATGGAAGGGGAGCGGGTACCGGACAACACTGAAAGAGGTTGCCGCAAACCTGAAACAGGCGGCAGCCACTAAGAAGGGGTTCATGGAGTCGAAATGGAAGCCATCCATTATTGTGAAGGTAGACGGAATGACAGAGGAATTTTCCAGCAAGGAGGGAAGGAAAAAACTGCTGGAAAATTTCCTTGCCTCTTCGGAGGCAGGGGAACCGTGGATGATCCCGGCCGATCAATTTGACATCAAGGAGGTTCGGCCCCTGTCGCTCAACGACATTGCCATTGCAGATTCCGTAAGACTGGATAAACGGACGGTCGCCTCGATTCTTGATGTGCCGGCGTTTATTGTGGGGGAGGGAGAATTTAAAGAAAGCGAATGGAACAATTTTGTCAATACCAGGATCCGGGCCCTGTGCAATGCCCTGGAACAGGAGATGACCAGGAAGCTGCTGATCAGCCCGAACTGGTATTTCCGGTTTAACATCCGGTCCTTGTATTCCTACGACATCGAGAAGCTGAGCCGGGTGGGATGCGATAATTACACCCGGGGAATTATGAGCGGAAACGAAGTCAGGGACTGGATTGGGCTTTCACCGAGAGAAGGGCTGGATGAATTGATCATCCTGGAAAACTATATTCCGAGGGGGATGATTGCCGATCAAAGCAAGCTGGGAGGTGAGACGGGTGAATAGACAGCATCGGCAGATGCGGAGCGTGATGTCAGAGTTTAAAACCAGGGAAGATAAGGAGCATGAGGATATTTTTATCAGCGGTTATTTTTCCGTCTTTAATTCTGATTATGAGATATGGCCGGGTGCGACGGAGAGCATAGCGGAGGGAGCCTTTGAGGGGGCGCTGTCGGATGATATTCGGTGCCTGATTGACCATGAGACAAGGCTGGTGTTGGGGCGCACAAAGTCTGGGACACTGACTTTAAAGGCTGACAGCCGTGGATTGTGGGGGGAGGTGAAGGTCAACCGTTACGACCAGGATGCCATGAACCTTTATGAACGGGTGAAGCGGGGGGACGTGGATCAGTGCTCCTTTGGGTTCGACATCCTGGAGGAAGAATTTGAGGACCGGGGAGCAAGCGTCCACTGGACGATCAAGGCGGTGAAACTTTACGAGGTTTCGGTGGTTACTTTTCCGGCTTATACAGAAACCAGCGTGACCGCACGGAAGGAACAGCTTCAGGATATGAAAAAGAGGACGCTGGAAGCATGGAAAGAGAAAACAAGGAAGGTGCTGAAAGGAGAATAAGGATGGCATTAAAGACATTGTTGCTCAGGAGCCGGCTGGAAAAAGCCAAAAAGGATTTGGAACAGCTGAGGGGGAAGGATCTGGATTTCCAGAAACGCGAGGAGGAATTGGAAGAAGCTATTGGTGAGATGACAGAGGAAACCACAGAGGAAGACCGGAAAGCCGTGGAAGACCAGGCGGAGGATTTTCAAAAGGAGAAAGGCGCCCATGAGGAATCCAAACAGGGTCTGGAAAGTGAGATCCAGCGGATTGAAGCAGAGATCCAGGAGGAAGAAAAGAAACAGAGAAGCGCGGTCAATAAGCCGGAAAGCAGGAAAGAGGAAACGGAGGGGCAGATGAAGAGAAGAAGCAGATTTTTTGGTATGACCATACAGGAGCGGGATGCTTTTTTTGCGCGGAATGAAGTAAGGGATTTTCTTGGGGAAGTCCGTACCTGTATTAAGGAGAAGCGCGCAATTTCTAACGTGGGGCTGGTTATCCCGGAAGTG